ACTGGCGAAAAATACCGTGCGCCTGGCGTATTCGCTCTCTAGCTTCGCATAAGGCCTGCGCAGGCTGTCGCGGTCGCGGGTGAGGAATGATTTGAGCTGGGCGATGTCGGATTTTCGGAACGTTGCATCGAGCTCGCCGAGCTCCACAATCCAGTTAGAGAGCACGGTTTTGACGCTGTCCTTGTCGTCCGGGCGCAACGTCAGGCCATCGGCGATCACGCCCAAGTCAGCCGGTGCTAGGGATTTGAACCACTTCGTTTTACCCAGGTATTGATCGCCCTGGAGTACCAGCACGCCATGCGCTGATACGCCTGTGGGTCGGAATACGGCAGCGACTGCGCTGATCATCCAGCGCTGCATCATGGCTATCTTGAGCTCTAGGATGCGCTCGTCGTGAGTCTCACCATCGGCGTGGATGGTGTTGTAAAAATCCCGAAGCCGGCTGATGCCGTCCCATGGTTTAACGTTGTATCGCACCACCACGCCCAACCGGCGGCGCGCTTCCTCGATGTTCTCGATGGTCGCAATAGGCTTGCCTTTGCCGTTGATGTCCGGGAACGGGCTGAACCAGTCAATGGCGGCGGGGGGTGTCGCAGGGCGCTCAGCCGGTACGTTGTCGTTCGCTGGCTGGGGTGACAAAAACTGTCGCACCGCTTCGATGCCCTCCAGATTGTGGAGGTCGTTGAAATCGGTCGGCTTGCTGTCGAGGTTTTTGAAGTCCGGTATCACCAAGGCAGCGCCGATCTCACGCGCGGCGCGTGTGGCGTAGTGAACGCCAGGGTTCTCGATTGTGTTGGGCTTGTCGGGTGTGGGTACAGTCCAGCGGTCGTTGTCGGCAGCGATGACGATCTTGGCGGTCGGGAATTTGGCGCGAATGCGCTCGGCGACTGATGGCAGGTTGCCTGCATCGAACGCCACGATGGCCGGGCAGCCGGTGGCTTCGTGGATACTGGCGCAGGTGGCATACCCTTCGCCGATGTAGATAGTAGGCTGCTGATCGTCCTCGGCGGGTTTGCCGATAGGGTAGAAACAGCCGCGCTTTTTGCCACCGGGCAGAAAATCCTTGTCGCGGTCTAGGGCAGGCTCACGTGATGGCAGGATCGCTTGCAGACTGACAATTTTCCTGCCGTCACGCACGGGCACCAGCAAGGCATTCTCAACGACTACCTCGCCGTTGGGGGTCGTCTTGCGCCATGTGGCGGTGCGCAGGCCGTGCGACTGAATGCCCTTGCGGGTCAGGTACGGGTGAGTGGTGCAGGGCTCGGCAGCGTCCCACATGATACCTGCCAACTCGGCGGCGGCTTTGTGCGCTTCGTCCTGAATTGCCCTGCGGTCTTCCTCATTTTTGCGCCTGCGCTGCTCGATAGCTTCGCGCTCGGCGGGTGTGATCTCGGCAGGCGACTTCGCGCACCACGTTGATTGAATGCCGCGCTTCCAGCATCCGAATTCGCCAGCGGGGATGCCATCGGTGTAGAGAATATACCAGCCGGTGAGTGCGCTTCGGCGGTCTTCATCTACGCTGAATCGCTGGATTTTTTGCGCGTCCGGTTTGATCTCGCCAGTGAATTTAAGACCGGCCTGCGCCATGGCGGCGCGGAATTGTTCGATGATGTCGTGGATATGCATACCCCCTCACGCAAGGACGTGGTGAATTGCATTGCCGGCATGTTCCCCGCAAAGCTCCCATGCGACAGACCAGGCACGGACTTGCGCGTCGGTGGTCGGATGATTCCAGACCACCACCAGCTTGCCGCTCCGGTCATCGGTTGAATTGACCAGCGCGTGCATCTGCGCTGCATCGAGGTGCAGGATCGAGCACACGATCCTAAAGGCTTTTTCCAGGCGCTCGATGCGCCACTGCTCCCTAGCTCTGATTTCCATATAAAACCCTCTCCGAGCGCTACACATGAAAACACCCCAGCCGCGCCCAGTAAGCAGGGGTGAATAGATTGGTCAGGACTTCTTACGCAGTGCGTCCTTGAGCATCCCCAACTGCCTGGCCGGGATGTGCCGGTGTGGGTCTTTGAGAAGCCAGCCGCGCACCGTTCCCTCGCGGATGTGCAGTATCTCAGCGATCCTGCGCATCCTGGCGATGTTCGTAGGCTCAGGTAATCCGCTAAGGATTTGCCTGAGTTCGTCCTGTCGTTGTTTAGAATCAGTCATGAAGTAATTATACGTTGTAATCACTGGCCTATGGGGCTGTAATTATTTTGCGCCACCAGAATGACCACGGATACACCTGTGCCTTGGAATTCCTTATCGTAGGGACCATGCCAGCTCAGGTTCATGCCTGGCAGGTTAAGGCTCCGATTCTTGGCGCCAGATGGCAGGATCGCTACCAGCCGCCCACCAGGCTTGACCAGACTGGCGGCGCGTTCCAGGTGTGCCTGCCACCGGCCTTGGTCGAACGGCGGGTTCATCACGATACGGTCAAAGCGCTCGGCAAACTGATGCGCTAGAAAATCAGCTTCGATGCAGGTCTTGCCTTTGGCTTGCAGCACCTTGCAGTGCAGCTTGCTCAGCTCCACGCATACGGTGTGACCGGGCAGAATGTCCGCCAGACCACCCTGGCCGGCGCTGGGCTCCAGCACGGTGTGTCCCTCGCCGATCTCGGCCAGCTCTACGGCAATTTTGGCCAAGCTTGGTGGGGTAGGGTAATACTGGTGCGATTTGTGGTCGGGTACGCATCCGCTGTTGATGATCTCATCGAGCACATCGGTGGGGTCGTAGTCGAAGTGGTAGCAGTCATTATCCCGGACACCGCCCATGCTCTCGATGACCTGGCGCGCTTGCTGCTCGACGTGTTTGTCAACCTCCGCGCGCCAGAATGACCACTTGTTGTTGTATTTGTCGCGCTTGAACTCATACAACCGGTTGATCACGGCGAACGGCAACGGGCGCATGATCGCGGCCACGGCCTTGGCCTTGCGCTCCGGGCGCTTTCTGAATTGGCTGGGGATGGCGAGCGGGTAGAGCTGGGCTAGTACACAATTCAGTCGCCAGGCCATGTCTGGGTGTACTTCAAGGTGCGCGGTGCCTTTCTTGTACAGGCGCATCCGTAGCGCGCCACCGTCAACCGTTACCCATTGCCCCCAGTTACGTTTCAGGGTGTCTATCAGGCTCGATGTGGCTGTCCACTTCGGCTCGTCGCGTCCCATGAATTTGGCGATCACCGCGCGCAGGTCGTTGATGTATCCGGCGCGGCCATGGTTCGTGCTGTAGTAGCTGTTGAGCACGAAGCCGATAATCATACGCTTGCCGAAGCCCTCCGGGGCGTTAGTCACGTGCTCACCGGACAGGTTGCGAAATATGCCGTCCACGCGCTCGGCCAGAAACTGGCTGCGCTTGCTCAGCAAGTCCGTGAGCGTTGCCCGGACAGTCTCGGCGGTAAATTCCGGCGCTTTGTGTTCGCTGATGGTCTTGTGCCACTCGTCACGGCGCGCCTGGGGCATGTAGTCCAGCACATCGGTAAGCTGGAGCGCCTTGCTCCAGTAACCGGAATTGAGTGCGGCGACGGCGCGCTGTGCGTTGAATAGCTCGCTGACCGATGGCGCGCTGTGATGTCGGTCACGCACCTTGGCCGCCTCCAGAAAGTAGTGAACGGTCTCAGCGACTTCGCCCGTTACCGTTTCGGACAGCGACAGGATGCGGGCTTTGGTGGCGTCGTATTGACCGATCAGTGAGTCCAAAACGCTGGTAGATACTGGTGCAAAAAATGTGGATTCATCGTCCACGAGTTCGAATTGATTCATTATTTTCCTTGGTGGTGCCCCGGAACCGCCGGGGCGGCGGTACAGCTCTCCTTAGTAGTTACAGCCTATTTTGTCCCTTCTCTATTTTGCTGGCAGGCTCCAGAATGGACTAACCGGCCTGGTCCTGAACTGCACAACGTCACATCGGCTGATTGTGACGCTCCATAGTTACAACGTAAACAGTATAGCAAATGCACAAAGCAGTGCAAGTGCTACCAGTCCCCGCGTTGTACTCGCGCCACAAGGTCGATCATGTCTTGGTAATTGCGCACGATCTGGTAAATACCGCCACGTTGCGTGACGGCGTGTTGCCAGCTTTTCTGCGCTTCGCTTTGCTGGCCGCGTGTGGTCTTGAACTCGGGCTGTACTGCTACGCCGATGGTCTTGCCCACCATGTCCGGGGTAATGGTGACGGCCACGATGGCACCGGCATCGGCCATGCCTGGCTGGCCTACGCGCACCACCCGGCTGGGGTCATCGTAGGCGCGAAACATCCCCGCTTGCTGGCGCCAGATGAGAACATCCGGCCTGGCACCGACTGCAAGCAATGCGGGGTTTTGTACTGAGCGGGTTTCACGATTGGCTGCCACCCGGCGATTCTACCCGCCGGATAGTCACGCTGCAACGATTTCAAATATCGGTGTCGTTCGCTGCGCTAGTCGAGCGCGCAGAACGGCCTGCGCCCGCAGTACTTCCTGTCTGTCTTTTGCCAGCGGAGTTGTCGCCACTTCTAGCGCTTTGAGCAAGTGTTGCGCCTCAGCGCGGGTTAGTATGATGTGGCCAGTCATCTCTCACCCCTTGCTTTTGCAATGGCGGCGCGGTTTTCAACCTCTCGCATGGCGTCAAATGCGCGGCCTGCGGCCAATGCAACGCCTGCAACATCATCGCGCCCGGCACACAAGTCTTTCATTTTTCGCTCGCACCACGATAGCGTTTCTGCCGCTTCACGAAGTGCTTCAATGATCTGTCGGTCGCTCACGGCTTCCCCTCCCCCGCTCCGGCGCTCTGCTTTCTCTAGTTGTTTAACTAAGTAGTCTCTAGTCATTTTTCGCCTCTAATCAATTCGTTAATACACAATTGAATACCCATCTCACGCCCTTGCTTGTAATCGTCGCTTGCGCCTACGATTGTGTGCGACTCGTCTCTGAGTTTCTGAAAGGTGGCGAGCAGTTTCTCATTCTCAACTGCGTGGACAAAGGCTGCAACGATCATGTGCGGCTTATGCCCTAGAATAGTTTCTTTGCTGTCGCGCTCCAGTATTTCCAGCGCTTGCTCTAGCAGTTTGCAATCACTCATCTCTCACCTCATTAAACAATAAATGCCACAATGCGCCTTAGCGCCCAGCAGGCTGAATATACTTCCACCGTCTTCGCTCATCTTTTTCGTGATAAATACAACAACGAAGCAAAACATGATGAGCACGGCTATCAGGATCGCGTGCGCTGGAAAATAGCATTCTATAAAGTCGCGCAAGTCTTGTTTGATGCTCATAAGTACCTCACGCACTGAAATATCGCTTGCGCCTGCTCGGGCGACATCACGAATGTCATATACATCAGCAGGCCGAACTGGCTTGCTGCAATCGTCCACCACATCAATTCTTTCATGTTCATAGCAAATTCCTTTCAAGCGGGCGGCTCTAATCGAGCATCCCAATTATTTGCAAAACTGAATGGCAAGCGTCCGTAAATCCTGGCCAGCTTGCGCTCTGTTTGGCTCAGCTCGCACTGGACTGGCTGAATCCTGGCTTTCGGTGCCGCCTTGGAAACTACTGGCACGACTACTGGCGCGGCCGGTTTGGCTGTCTTAACGGGTTTGCCCATCATGTAAATCATAGTCACCCCAACTGGCTGCTTTAACAAAATCATCGAATGTAATATCGACTGGCTTGTCTTCGAGAATGATCAATTGTGCTGTTTGAGGGGCACTATTGACGAGTAATAATGCACTCATACTTGTCTCAATTCTTGAGAATTTTTAATTTGGGCAAATATTTATAAATAGCCAAGACCAGAGGCTATCGGGCTCAACGTTGGTATCGCTCCAATTTTGGCCAGCTCACGCAGCTTTGGCGTGGCCTTGATACGTTTACCAGGTTGAGCGTACTTGGTTCCACTCTCCCGAACGGCAACAAAACCAGAACTGTGTTTAGTCGTTTCGTAGTACGTATTCATTTTTTGCTCCTTGGTGTAGGATTAGCTTTATTGCTATCCATGTAGATAACTATACGCTTATTTATTTACGTTGTAAATAGTATTTTATAGGGATATACCCTATGGTTGCTTCCAAACAACAGAAACTATTCGCGCAAGCTCCAAATAAGCGGCCTGGCCGCGCCTTTTCTGCACCTCCACCATGTAGGCTCTTCTTTGCTCCAGTGTAGGCATGGCCGCCACTTGCCTGGCTTCGCACTCAAGCCGCCAGTCCGGGCAGTAGCTGCACACCTTCCTGCCGTCGATCAGCGTCACCATGGGGTCGGTCTCGCACCGCTGGCAGCCGAGGCAGGTCATGCTCGCGCCCCATACTTCGCCATCCGCGCACGCAACACATGGCGCGCCCAGGCTTCGGGCTGTTTCATCCCGCGCGAGCGGCCTACAGCGATCAGGTCATCGAGCGTCTTCGCGCCAGTCTGCTCGGCGCGTTTCTGGCGGCGCAGTGCTTCTAGCTGGTCGCCAGTGATCTCGATCAGGTTGCCTTCGGCGCTCTCAACCACGCGCTCTTTGACTGGATACACGTGATCGCAAGTCGGGCACCGTGGCGCGGGTAGGTGTACCGTGAAGCACTTCGGGCAGGTGGTCACGCGGTCGACGCCAGGCTCGTTGTCGTTGGCTGCGCGGCGGCGGCGCTGCACACCGTCCAGTGACCAGTCTCGGTCTTCATCTGGCAGGCCATGGCGCGCCACCGCGCCCACGTGATCGAGAATGATTGCGCATTTTTTGCCGGGGAATGTGCGCAGCGCTCTACCGACTTGCTGGAGATACAGACTCAGGCTCTCGGTAGGGCGCAGCAGGATAGCGACTTCAATCGCTGGCAGATCGAAGCCTTCGCTCACGATGTCGCATGACGACAACACCAGCGTTTCGCCGGATTCGAACCGGGCGATGGTTTTCTCGCGTTCGGCTGCATCCATTTTCCCGTCGAGGAATTCGGACGCTATTCCGGCTTGGCGAAACTCGGCGGCAACGTGCTCGGCGTGGCTGACCGATACGCAGAAGGCGACAGCTCGCTTGCCGGTCGCCAAGCGCCTGTAATGAGCCACGGCATCGCCCGTGATCGTCGGCTTATCAACGGCAACGGCCAGTTGATCTTTCGCGTAATCCCCCGCCCTGGTGCGCACCCCAGACAGGTCAAGCGCATTCGGCGGCGCAAATATCCGGTACGGAGACAGGAAGCCGTTGTCGATCAGCTCGCGCATGGATGGACCGGTCACGATCTCATCGGCGAAGCCCCCAGCGCCTACGCCCAGGCCTTTGCCGTCCAAGCGGCATGGGGTGGCTGTAACCGGTAGCAGCCGCGCATTCGGGAAGCGCTCGACTACGCGCCCCCAAGTACTTTGTGCCGTGAGGTGATGGGCTTCATCGACTACAATCAGATCGGGTGGTGGCAGGTCATCCAAGCGTTTGACTAAGGTCTGGACGCTGGCGACATAGACCCGAGCATTCCGGTGCGTGTAGGTTTTCCCGTGCGCCTTGAACTGGGCAACCTGCGCCTGCCTGACGACGGAACCGGGCGCGACGATCTGGTGCTGAGTACCGAATCTGGCCAGCGTGGCGGCGATCTGCTTCACCAGCTCGGCGCGATGACAAATTAGATAAACACATCGGCCTTTTTCTGCGGCGCTGGTTGTTACGTAGCCGAATACAGTAGTCTTACCTAACCGCCCCCGGTGGGTAAAACCACCAGGGGCGATCTCCTTCCTTGAGCGTAAGCGGCGCGAATATCTGCTACAAGATGCTCTTGATATGGGCGAAGAGTTACAGTCATGAGATCATTCACCCGCCTCATAGATCACATCGAATCCCAGCTCGACTGCGATCTTCCACTCCATCATCGCACCGCGAGACTTCGACCAGCCCGGCAGCATCAGTATTGCGTCACACGTCAACAGCATTGCGATGTCACGGCGCATGTGCTGCTCCCACGGAGCCTCTGCGCGAAGCCCGTTTTCTGTAGGATTGACGACTGTATAGCCCTGCGCCCGAAGTCTGGCGGCGGTGTCGTTGAATAGCGGCCAGTTGTACGCTGGCAGACCGGACATAGGTCCAGCGATATAGACTCGTCTCATTATTTTCCTTCAAGTGCTTTGATGATGAATTGCCGAATTACTTGGCTGCGATCCACGCGCAAGCTCAGGCGCTTTGACTGCTCAGCGGCAATGGTGTCAATCTTTTTGACAAGATCGGCAGGCACACGCAGGGTGATGCTTCGGTTAGCCATGTAAACCCTTTCCCAATTGATAATATAATACATTGTGCCACAATGTACCACAATGTAAGCGTTTATGCTATATTGTCAAAGCGCTGCACATCAGCGCGTCAACTACCAAGGAGCTTTATGATCAAGAACCTACCCAATGCCGAATACCACGATCATCCGGCAATCGGCTCTAGCGGCCTCAAGCTGCTACAACGCTCACCGTTGCATTACTGGTCGCGCTATCTCGACCCGAACCGTGAGCGCGAGGAACCCACGCCAGCCATGAAGCTGGGCACGGCCTGGCATTGCGCCATATTTGAACCCGATCAATTCACTGAACGATATGTTCAGGTGCCCGAAGGTCTCGACCGGCGCACGAAGGAAGGCAAAGCCCTCTGGGCAGAATTGGAAGCGAGCGGACTGGAACCGCTAAGCGCGTCCACGTGGGAACAGCTCAGGCGGATGCGTGAAGCGTCGCGCAGCAACCCGATCAGCCGGGTACTGTTCGGCGATGGCGTTAGCGCAGTCTGCGAAGCCTCGATGTTCTGGGTGGATTCAGACACTGGCGCAAACTGCAAGATGCGCCCGGACTTTATGGTCGCACCATGCGAGATGTTTCCGCATGGGCTAATCGCTGACGGCAAGACCTGCCTCGACGCCAGCCCGGAGGGGTTCGCCAAGTTCGTTTGGAACTATGACGCGCACCTGCAATCAGCCTGGTACTGCGACGGCTTCCAAAAGGTTCACGGCACAAGCCAGCCGCCCACGTTTATCTGGCTGGCGCAGGAAAAAGATGCACCGTTTGCAAGCGCGTATTACAGCGCTAGTGAAGACTTACTCGCATACGGTCGCAAGACCTACAAGAGTTTGCTTGAGATCTACAAGAATTGCGTGGCAAGCAACACCTGCTGGCCGGGGTATCCGTCCGAAGTCAAACCGCTGACACTGCCCACCTGGGCAGAAAAGCAGGTTTCCGAAGCAATTGATAATTAAGGGGTGATTATGTTTGAGATTAAAACCGCAGAGCGCCAAGGCGCTCGATTACTGATTCAACTATCTGGCGTGTCGGGTTCGGGCAAGACCTATACAGCCCTCCAGCTTGCCTATGGCCTGGCCAACAATGACGCCAGCAAGATCGTGCTGATCGACACAGAGAACCGCCGGGGCAGCCTGTACGCCAATGCACTTCCCCAGCCGTTCCGTGTGATCGACTTCTACGCACCATTCGGCCCTGAGCGCTACATCGCCGCGATTGATGCGGCCTGCAAGGCCGGTGCCGAGGTGATCGTCATCGACTCGGTGACGCATGAATGGGAATCGGAAGGTGGCTGCGAGTGGATCGCCACCCAGACCCGCTTCCCTGACTGGAAAACCGCGAAGCGCGAGCATAAGCGGTTCATGACGCACATGCTGCAATCGCCTGCGCACGTGATCGCTTGCACCCGCGCCCGTGAAAAGGTTGATTTTTCAGACCCGAAGAATCCTAGACCGCTCGGGATCCAGCCGATTCAAGAAAAGAACTTCTCATTCGAGGCCACGGTCTCGCTGATGATGCACGATCAGGGGCGCAGGCAGGACGTGCTGAAATGCCCAGCCGAACTGCATGACGTGCTCGGTCGCGGCGCGGATTATGTGACCTCAGAGGATGGCGTATCGCTTCGGCGCTGGGTGGATGGCGGCAAGGCGATCAACCCGAAGGTCGAGCACTCCAGAGGGATGCTTCTCAATGCCGCAGAAGGTGGCGTCGATGCCCTACGCTCAGCATGGGAAGCCACGCCGAAGGCGATTCAGAAAGCCCTAGGCAAAGCGTTTATCGAATCCGCCAAGGCCAGCGCGGCCAGCTTCGACAAGCTCAAGCAGGGCGCACAGCAGCAGCAGCAAGACCCGGCACTTTCTGCGCTCAACGCAGCAGCGGCAGCAACACCGCTAGTGCAAGACAACACCGACGACGTTTTTTAACAACACTTTGAAAGGTAATCATGGCTTCCAAAAAACTTTATGACCTCGCCGTCAAAACCGGCGAATATCAAGACCGAGCATCAGGCCAGACAAAAGGCCGCTGGCAGAATGTCGGCGCAGTGATGCAGTCTGATGACGACAACAAATTCATCATGCTGGCGAAGTGGTTCAATCCGGCGGGCGTTCCAGACCTGAGCGGGAAGGGTGGGGAATCTATCCTGGTGTCGATGTTCAAGCCGCAAGACCAGCAGCAGGCGACTGCACCAGCCGCCCCGGTAGTGAAGATCAAACCAGCGGATGACGACATACCGTTTTAATCTGTTAAAAATCTTACCGGCAGTTTTCAATCGGTTAAAACCTTTACGGCTTGAAAACTGTTTGTAAGGGCACCAGTCTGGCCGGGCAGTTTAACAACAGGGAGGCATAAGTGACTGCACCGGAGCTGTTAGACCTACAGCGAAGGCTCGGATTGTCTGACAGCAAGATGGCCGACGCCTTGGGTATCACAAGGCAAACGTGGAGGAATTGGCGCATCGGAAAGCCATGCCCAGAGTTCGCCCAGCGAGCGCTGAGATGGATGATCGAGCTCCGCCGGTTGGAGCCAGCCAACGATAACCTTCCCGATAATATCCGGGTCAGATTCTGACGTCTCAGGCCGGTGACCCACACCGGCCTTTTTTATTATCCAATTAGCGGCACAACACGCACCAGGCTAAGGTGTTGGAATAAAGCAACATTTTGCCCCTAGTAGCCCCCATCCATCATGGGCGCGACGCTGAAGCGCCAATGTCGATTAACTAGCTGAATCTGCAAACGAATTTACCTCCTATCTGCCTGCCCTGCCATCCCATAAACAGCGCTTGTTGTACCGTTTTGCGACCGCTGGTACAACAGGAGTTGTACCGGATTGGGGAGTTGTACCATGGCAAGCATACAGCCTAGGCAGGGCAAAGACGGCACGGTCAGGTATCTGGCGCAGGTGGTCGTCAAACGCGGTGGCATCATTGTGCGGCGCGAGAACAAGACATTCGCTGATGAGCGCCAGGCGCGCGCATGGGCTGCAAACCGAGAGGTGAACCGCGAAGCGGCAAGCGACGATCCGACACTGAGCGCCGTGATCGACACGTACCTGGGCGAATCACGCAAGGCAGTAGGGCGCACCAAGGCGCAGGTGCTGGAAGCAATAAAGCGGCACCCCATCGGGTCGAAGCGATGCAGCCGAATCACCAGCGCGTCCGTGGTGTCATTCGCTCAAGGCCTGCAAGGTGGCCGCACCCCGCAAACGGTCATGAATTATCTCAGCCACCTGTCCAGCGTGTTCGCTATCGCCCGGCCAGCATGGGGCTATCCGCTAGACCCGGAAGCGGTGCAGGACGCGATGAAAGTCTGCAAGCGCCTGGGCTACATCAGCAAGAGCCAGAGCCGTGACCGGCGCCCTACGGTCGATGAGCTGGATAAGATCGTGACGCATTTCGAGGATGTGCGCAGGCGCAGGACTGGCAACAATCCGATGGATGACATCGTGCGATTCGCTGTTTTCAGCACCAGGCGGCAGGAAGAGATCACACTGCTACGCTGGGACGATCTCGACGCGGAACACAGCCGGATTCTGGTGCGAGACATGAAGCACCCTGGCCAGAAAATAGGCAATGATCAATGGTGTGATCTCACGCCAGAGGCGTTAGCTGTTGCGCTTGCCCAGCCCCGCCGTGGCGATCTGATCTTCCCGTACAACACCGACGCGATCAGCGCCGCGTTCACTCGCGCCTGCAAGCTGCTCGGCATCGAGGATCTGCGCTTCCACGATCTGCGCCATGATGGCATATCGCGCCTGTTCGAGATGGGCTGGAACATTCCCCAGGTTGCCGTTGTCAGCGGACACCGTAGCTGGCAGTCGCTCAAGCGCTACACGCACATCCGCCAACGTGGCGACAAATACGCCGACTGGAAAAAAAAGACCCCGGCTGATTAGGCCGGGGCAAAAGGGGTGATTGCGTACTGCAACCGCCAAGGAGACATTCAAATAAGATTCTACACTATTTCGGCCATGCTTCGGTCATGGTTCGCAAGTCGTTGACGTGCCGGTCACAACGTTCCGCCAACATTTGATAGCGGGTTGAGCACTGCGCGAGTACGGCTGCGATGGCAGCGGCTCGCTCAGCTCGGGCATCGCTGGAAGCTGTGGCGAGTTGCTGACGTAGGGTATTAAGGTCGTTGCGCAGGCTGTCAGACTCAGACTGAGCGCCAGCAGCAGCGGCGCGCAGATCGATCTCGCGTTTCTTGGCTTCATTTTGGGCTTTCGTGACGAAGGATTGTAGGGCGGCTGTCTTGTTGGCCGCTTCGGTATTGGCAACGGCAATGGCTGTGCGCATATCGTCAATCTGGCGTTCGGCGGCGAGCAGGTCAGACCGCGCCGATGCGAGTTTGACTGTCTGCCAGGCCGCGCCAGCAAGTGCGGCAGCCAGCGCGGCCAGCAGTGCCCAGCGCGGTATCAGGTTGAGTAAGCCGACAATCATGCGACTGCATCCAGAGCAAGCGCAGTGATGTGCTTTCTTTCGTCCAGGCCGGCATTGCCGCCGTTGACGATGCGCGTGATTCGCTCAACATCGCCGATGACGTTGGAAGGCACATTGATTGACCACCACGCTAGGCTGGCGCGCAGGGCAATGTCTGGCTGTTTCAGCATGTCTGGGTCTGCCACCAGATCGAGGCCAATGGCTTTACCCACCGCTTCGTAATTCGCCCGGCCAGTCACTTGAATCAGGCCGCGCCCCCGGTAGCGCCAGCCGTCACCGGGTTCGGTGTTTCCCATGCGCTTGCCATAGACCAGGTTGGCCAGCCTTTCAGGGTTGCGAACGTAGGGCTCAGCGGATGCAGTCGTTGGGAACCGACGCGGCCAGACGGCGCATAGACGTGCTGCGCTGGTGTAATTAAGTAATTCCTCGACGCGAGTGAGATTGGCACTCTCGTGCAGCACCTGGCCGAGGAAGTAAGGCACTACCCTAGGGTTTAGCGCCAAGTGAGCCGCAAATACAGGTGCCCATTGCTGGGCTACGTCTGACTTGACGCCGCATTTCGTGAGTATCGTGAGCCATTTCATTCCTGTATTCTATTCTCAAAATCCAATTTAGGGTAGAGTAAACGAATGAACATTCAGAGCAACATCAAGCAGGCCGTGGCAAAACTGCAAAGCATTACCGATGCCAAGCAATTACCGTTTGCCATCGCTCGGGCGCTGACTGTCACCGCGCGCGATGTCCAGGACGAGGTGCGCAACAATCTGGCGCAGCGATTTACGCTCAGGAATAACTGGGTGCGCCAAGGGATTCAGATACAGCGCGCTACCAAGCAGAATCTGGAGGCGATGGTTTTCAGCCGTGATGCTTTCATGGGGCTGCAAGAGGTTGGTGGCGCGAAAAGTCCGCTAGGCAATTATCTGGCCGTGCCCACCAGCTTGGTCAGGCGAACGCCCAAGGACATGATACGCAAAGCCGACCGCCCGAAATCTTTGGGCAACAAAGCTGAGGTTATCGAATTCATGGGCAGGAAATGGCTTGCACTCAAGCGAAGCAGAAAAGGCAGGAACAAGAACGATTTGAGACTGATGTATTTGCTAGTCCCGCGCGCAGATATTGAGCCCCGATTGAAACTGAGAGATGACGGCCTGCGCGTCAGTCAAGCCGTTTTTCAGCGTCGGCTGCAAGAATCGCTAGAGCTTGCGCTCAGGACTGCTCGGTAGGTCGGCAAAAATCCTTCGGGACACCGTTGCGCCATTGAACCGAAAATATCGACTGGCTGATGACGACTGCCGCCAGCAAGGCTGAGGTGTACCAGTTTGGTGTCCAGCACCAGACAATCGGCGCGGCCATGCCCAAGCAGGCCACCGCCCCGAGCGCGCAGATAGCCAGGCGCACCGATAGCTTCGTGGTTTCTTCGGAAGTGTGAACCGCCCGGCAGAACGCCATGTAGAACAATGCAGCGCACAGCATTTCATGGATGATTAGCGAAATGATCATGGGCTTCCACCGATCCGTTTGATTGTCGTTTTGATTGCATCCGCTATTGCACTCATCACCGAGCGCCAGCCGTTGCCTAGTGCGCCGACAACAAAGGCCAGTGGCGCGAGCAATTCGACTGCCGGGACATTATAAATCCGCTCGATCATAGCAGCCGCTGAGCCGACCAGGACAACAGCCATCAGCACGCAGCGCAGCAACAGCCACGCGCCAGCCGCCCTGCTTTCTGTCTTGATTGTGGCCGACAAAGGCCACAGCGAACCGGCCAGCGCGGAAAATACGATAAGCGCATACGGTCCCGCGAGAGGTCCAAGTAGCGCAACTGAAAGCGCCGATATGCTGATGCTGGTGGTGGATGTGGGTTCGGCCATGCTTATCGCTTCCAAAGTGTCCAGCGCAGTTCGATGCCAGCGGCGTCGTAAGAATTACGATCTCTGCCGAGAACACAGCTATGGTGAGTGTATTTGAAATTTACCTGAACGTTTTGATATTGCCAGGCATTGACCCAAAAGCCCATATTGCTGGTGCCTCTGTCGTCAATCGTATTGGCTGAGCACTGCGGTGATTGTTTGAATGTTTGATCTAAGCCAACAAACACGCCAGCGTCTTTGAACCAGCGGCCTTGCGCATTTGCACGGCTAAAAAGACTGAGAACCAAGGCAATGAGCAGAATGACTATCGGGGCAAGTATGATGCCTTTGAGAATACCTCTGCCCTCACTGGTTGAAAAGTATTCGCGCCACTTCGAAGGCGGCAGGCGGTAGGCAATATAGCCAAGAACCACGGCGAGCAATAAACCAACGAAAACGGCGCTTTCTTTCATAAATACCCTCGAATGAGTTCCTTTCTTCCGCCAATCGTTAACTCCAGATCGGCAGGGCTAGGCACCTGATGAAAATGCACCCCCCAGCCGTGTGCATTCAGGTCATTGGCAACCATTTCAGAACAGATGACGCCACCAGCATTGATGGTGCTCTTGCCCATAATATGAAACAGTGGGCGCATTCCAAACAGAATATAGTCGAGCACGCCGTACCTGGAATCGTCTGTGTCCAACTTCCAATCCAGATAATCGGCAGTAATTGGCACTGGCGTGTCGATCAGCACCGTCTGCTTGTGTGCATAGGTTGACCACAATCTACGGCGACGAATCAGGTTCATATCCCAGAAATGCACCTCATTCGTAAAGCCAACGTGGTAGCACGTTGACCCAGTGAATATCTTGGTCAGGGTGCTACTCGGTTGCTTGCCGTAGATGAAAGCGAGTTTCATAGTGTCGCTGCAAGTGTGAATAAGTCATCGAGTTGTTGAGAGGTCAGCCCAAGTGACGCGGCTAAAGCCTGCACAAGCGGTCTGTTTCGCTCAACAGTGCTAGAAAATTCCCATTCAATACGCACTGCTTCGCCCTGAGCGCCCGGCATTGAAGCGACTGCGTTATTGATCTGCGTTAGTAATCCTTGTTGAAGTAGCGCCAGACGTGCCTGTCGCATTGTGACGCTGGTAATGACAGGAACGGGTGGAGCATCAGCCGGTTCCGGCGTATTTCCTTCGGCAAGCCATTGCTGGTACTGAATGAAGTCGGAGTTTGCCGGGTCTGCCGGAATGCAGGCTCCGTCTGTTAATCTGATGACGCTTGGTGTGTTAGTTAGTTTGTACATAACTTGCCCTTAGAGTTCAATGGCAGCGACCCATTGCGCGGAATAGTTTGCAACATTTCCAACAGCGCTATTTGTTATATGAGCGCCAGACGTTGAAACGTATTGAACAGTAGCAGTTCTATCCGCGCCTGATCCATCTCGAATTTGACCAAATGCGCCTGACTGCGTGCTATAAGAAGTTACTGTTGGCGTTGCTCTTTTTTGCACTTTGAATATAACTTGCAGTGCCGCTGTATTGGCGGCTCCTGATGCGTTGTAATTTTGAAGGGCACCGACACTTGTTGCAGTACCAACCGCACCGGGTTCATAACTCTGTTCATAATACCGCTGACACATCGCCAGCTCGGCGCTAAATGGGCGGTGGTCGAATTCCGTTGCGAATGAGCCGACTTCTAACTGCACACCGGTGATGGCGAAAATGTTGCCGACGGTGTCGAGGCAGTTGACTTGGTTGGAAGTGGCGAGGAAATTGCCGGTCTGCCATGCGCCTGCGGTGGTTTGGAAGGTGGTGCCTGCGGCGAGTGCCCACGACGCAATCAGACCAGTTCCGTTAGTCCAGTCCCAGGTACCTGCGGTGATAAGTCCGCTCGGAAGGGAGATAGATTTTTGTTCCCACGTATTTGTCGCGCTTATGGTGTACTCGACAACGTAACTGCGGTTAGTGCCGCTGTTTCGAAATGCTACGCAATGCGTACCTGTCTTGCTGCTACGAACCCAGAATGAAACCGTAAATGTTTTGCCAATTAGGTCTCTGGCATTAAATCCCTCAATGCGTTGCTGAATGGCTAAAGCGTCACCAGCAGCAATACTTGTGTCTGCCGTGGTAACTGCGTAGCGATAACTGTATTGGAATTCATTGTTACTGGGCGCGTCCGCTTGCTGAGTCACCGTGGCAACAGCGGACGAGGTGTTGGTTAGCTCCCACCTGTCAAGCGTGTATGCAGACGCCGCCGCAAAACTCGTCCCCCGCTGGGCAATGTCCATCTTGCCGTTGATGATCTTATTTTTTAGCCCAGACGCAATTCTCGGTGGCATTTCTTCGACAAGCGCCTGCGATGTCGATAGCAACGTCACCCGGCTGCGATGGTTGGCCGGAATATCACCAGCCCCGATGTTGACGTAACTACCACTAGCCGCCTGGCGCACCAGCGTAGGCGGTGAAGCCACGCCACTGACCTGGAGTGTCGGATTCGCACCGCTGGCGGCATGGAATGTTACCCAAAACGTCTGACCCGCTGCGTAGGATGTAATAGCCTGCGCCGGGGCGAGCGTGTATGCAGTGCTGGTGCCTGCGGTCGTGGCACTGTTGGCAGTCTGAGCGAGTACGTTCGCCGGGGTTGTCCAGACTGACGGGATTGCAACATCGGGTGTACCACCGATGACGCCGCGCAACTGCTGCAAGTCATTGGTGATCTTGCTAATGTCTGCGGCTGGCGTTGTCGTTGCCGGGTTGATTGTCGAGGATTGCCAGGCCATGCTTAGAACCTTTCTCCGTAACCGAACACGTCCACATCGACGGTTCCGGCTTTGGCGCTACCAGCGCCGTCAAATACATTGACTGTTACTTGTGAATTGCTTTTTCCAGTGACAGTAAAGCGATCACCGCTAGTCGCTGATTGTAATGTGACCTGCACGGTCTGGACACCGACGAAGGCCGGTGAAAATGTCAATGTCGCGCCAGCAATAGGAATTGAGACATTGCCGAAATGCAGTACCCGGTCGGGCACATCAATGCGCACGATCAGGCTGGTCAGGTACGGGATGATCACCAAGTCGTCAGTTGCCAGAGTAGCGCGAATACGGACGTACCGGAACGTATAAGCGCCCGGTGTGAACTGCTGCCATGCGCTCCAGGTGATGTTATCGTTGCTGGTACTGATATCGAAAGACGCCGAAATACCGCTAATCCTGCCCTGCCAAAACCATTCTGGAGCTGAATAGTAGCTCCACGGCTCGGTGAAGTCATTCCACACGCCTACCTGCTGGATCGTCTGGACTATATTTTCAAGATGCACGGTCGAGGTGGCAACGAAGCCAATATCAATAGGCTGCGTCGTATAGGTGCCTGAGCTGACCGGATCGAGGAACATCCACGCACTGGTGTAGCTGTTCCACGGCTGTGTGTAGGCACTCCAAGGCTGCGTGCCGTTAATGACGACACCGCCGGGGGTGGCATAGGCGTTGTTGGTCGTTCCGTTCCAGCCGTTTGTTGTCTCATCCGAAGCCAGGACAACGTTGATGCCGCTAATGTCTGGCACACTGACTAGCGACTCTGCCGCGCTAAAGTTGCCGGATGTGTCAACCGCCTTGATCATGAACGTACCACCGCGCGGCGCAGACCATGAGAAAGCGTTGCTCGATGTCGAACCGATGGGGATGCCGGTATTCCAGCTCAGGCCTTGGCGCAGTTCGTAGTGGTCAAAGTCCACATCACCGACAGGACGCCAAGTGAAATTCAGAATGGTGCCGTTCCTTGCCACCACGAAATTCTGAACATTCTCAGGTGGTGATGTTTTGCCTACTACCTGATAAGTGGCGGTAGCTGCATTGGTGCTTCGCTTACCGATTGCATTGATCGCCACCACGCGAACCGTGTAAAGCCCCTCGGTCACATCTACATCGACGCTCGGCGTGGTAGAAATAATCTCAGGCTCAGAATTGCCGCCTTGGCGCTGCAATACAACAGCGTAGGACGTGGCAGTGACTACCGGGCTCCATGACACGGACATGCGCACCAGCACCCCGGAGCTCGACCGGTACAGGCTATCCGTGACGGTCAGGTTTTCCGGTGTTGCCGGGGTTGCCGTCAGAATGCTGATGCTTCGCTGCTCCAGCGCAAAGCCGTTCTCAATGGCGCCGTACTTGCTCGGCTCATGCGCCAGCGCGGTGACTTCGAACTCGTTGCGATCATTCTCAACAACGGCGATGACCCGGAATGTCTGCGGATTCACCGCCGTGCTGGTCAGCATCCATACGCTGCTCACGGCTGGAGCTTCCGAAAGCGCAGGGGATAGGCTCAACGTGCTCAGCGTGCCGCCAGAATGCGACACGGTGGTTTCCATGACGGTGCCATCAGCCTTGAGTGCCGATAGCGTGTACGACTGCCCGGCCACCAGCGTTATCGGCGAGTCGATCTGCACCGAGCTGGTGGTGGCTGATACGATCCGGCCACCGTACCGGAGCCCTGCGCGTGCTGGATCGGCGACTTTGATGATCTGGCCGGGACGGCAAATCATGCCCTCGATGCCGGTCTTAAACGTGACGGTCTCTGTCTCTAGCCGTTCGCTGAAAAGTAGCCAGCGCCCAGCCCGGTGTGCTTGTCCACGACTGGTGCAGCCTATTGCAGCGATATTTGTAGTGATCACACCATACCTGGCGATGCCTTCCGCATCCTCGACGTATTCGACTTTCTGGCGGTACATATCGGCTGGATCATTCCACGCCACCAGTGCAACCGTGTGCCGCGCCTTCGCTGAGCTGCCAGAATACGTGAATACGCCATCGATGACGTTGGCGGCTGTGTACAGATAGGCCGCCGTTGCCGGCGAATCCTGCACGGCTGTGATGCTGCCCGATGACCAGAAAGCCATACCCCGGAATATCGAGGCCATGTCCTGAATGACTTGGTACGCTTCCTGCTGGCTTTGCAGGTACAGATTGCAGGTGAACCGTGGTTCTTGGCTGCCAAAACCGTTGGGCACCATCTGGTCGCAGTACCGGCCAATGGCGTAAAGCGCCCACTTATCAACCTGGGTGGTGTTGATGAATGCGCCCAAGCCGTAGCGCTCAGTCGTCAGTAGATCGTACAGACACCAGGCCGGATTATCCGTCCAGGCTGTTTTGAATGTGCCGTCCCAGCTTCCAGTGTATGCCCGTGTGAGCGGGTTGTAGTTGACTGGCACCCTGACTTTCAGGCCGCGAATATCGTAGGCGCGCCTAGGAATGCTGTTGAACTGACTGGCATCGCATTGCAACCCAATAAGTGCGCTGTTCGGATAGCGCAGCTTCGTGTCGATGACCTCGGTGGCCGCATCCCAAAATGTCTTATTCTGGAGTGTCTGGCTGGTGCTGTCATCGGTCAGTCGCACCACACGTACATCCCACGGACCTGTACCGCTGACCGGAATGGTGTAGGTGCGCTGGTATCGGCTGGTGGTTTTGCCGCTGATGGGGTCAAAATTGGCTAAGATGACCGCTTCCGCCGAAGTCATCTGCACAGATCCGGTATTGGCTCCGCTGGTGACGGTGGCGCGCAGCTCGATGTTTTGCTGGCTAGATAGCGATGGCGTTTCGTAGGTGACGGTAGTCGAATTGCTGAATATACTATTTGCCCAAGCGCCGCCCTCGACTGTCTCTGATATTGTCGTCCAGGCACCGCCATTCAAACGATATTCAGCCCTGACGGTAGGCCAGACGTTCCTTAGGGAAGGATTATAGTCACTGTTCGGGTCATTAAAATATTCGACGCCAGCCGTGACGGTAAGATTTGCGCGCAGCTTAAACGCTGTTGCTGCTGCCGTATTGCCCGAAACGGATGCTGCAACGGTTTGCTGGCTAAGCGTTTGACTAACAAAGCCGCCGCCATTGCTCTGCACATCAATTCTGATCGACACCGATGTGCCCGATGTGTCGCCATTGCTGGGGTTTTGGGACACCAGACCGGGGAAGCCAAGCGTGACCCGGACATAATTGATGTTCGGATTAGTAAACTGGCGCGTCACCGATGTGTTCTTGAGCACCTCCACACCCACCGATGTGGTATTTTCTACGGCTGAGAAGCCCGGAATGTACCCTTGGCTCTGCGTGCCGTTGCGTGTTGACCACGTTGCACCAGTGAAGTTGTAGCTGCCGTCTCTGTTTTGGAGTGGCGTATCGTCCAGGTAGATCGACTTTGCGCCATCGACCAGACCCTCGATCTCGCCTTCACTGATAAGATCGAGCACTTTAGCGAATGCTTTGCTTCTCAGGCTATCTGGCGCTTCCTGAGCGACGCGACCGCTTCCACCGCCACCTTTACCGCCTCCACCTCCAGAGCCGATGATGCTCATACGGGTATATCCTGTGTAGTGATGCCTGCGCTGATAACGGCGCTGCCGACAATCAAGCGGCCATAGCAAATGGGCACCGGTTGGCCTTGCGCGGTGGTGTTAATTGCCCCGTTGAATACATAGCTCGGTTTATTTTCTGGGCGCTCGCCCGGCTCGTTGACTTTGGGCGCAGGGCTTAGCATCTGAGCAATACCGCCAAGAACAAGCGATATACCTATGCCGCCAATGACCGACCCCACTGTAGCCGTGCCGAACAGGCTGATGCCAGCAATACTTGGCGGCATCAATACGGCAGCAACCACCAGGGCAAATCCGATCAATATTTGACCCAAACCCCTACCGCCAGACCCGGCAATGGCTGGAGCAATGCGGATAATATCCTTTGATCCGGCTGGGTTGTGTATCTCTTCAACATCAGCCAACCGGCTCGATCCAACCCAAACCTTGTAAGCGGCTGAATCCTGAACGAATTCCCGCTCAAAATCCTTGTAATTCGCCATCAGGGCGCGCAGGGCTTCGCCGACTGTTTCCACGGCCAGGTGATGAACCCGTCCGAAGCGTTCGCCCAGCTTGCCGTACAGTCTAATCTCTCGCAGCATATCGCAATACCATCGCAGTGTTTTTCCGGTAATACTCGCCATATACATCTTTGCTCGATAATCTGCCGTGTATATGATGCAAAATCATATCGCCATCGAGCCAGATCGCGGCATGGTTAGGCACTGGCGATGCTATCTGCATCAGCAAAGCATCACCGTGACGTGGTGATTCTACCTGCTGGAAGCCGACTTTGGCGAAGTTGTCGATGTATAAATTCTCACCCCGCAGCCACCAGTTATCATTTCGCTCAAAATCTGGCAGGTATATGCTGAACATTTCGGCGTAGGCGTCTTTGACCAGTGAATAGCAATCCAACACGCCATGCTGCCATTGGCGGCCTACTAGCGGGGCGCGGTATCCGGTAGGCGTAAATCGGCACCAGTTATCAGCCGGGGTGGCGTAGATGTACCAAGCCAAGCCGGTTTTCTCGCACGACACCAAGTCAGCTTCGCTCGGCTCTGCCCCGATGCCGCAATGGCTATGCCAGACCGCGACAATCTCGCCAGCGTCTTCGGCTGCTGCGTAGTCGTCAGGCTTGAGCACGAAATGGTCATCGCCGATGGCTATATTCTGGCAAGGAAAAAACCGTTCGCGGCCTTTTACGATGACAATCAGGCCGCAAGCCTCTCTAGGATATTCGCTTTTTGCATAATCTTCGGCTTCTTGCTTCCAGTCCATGCGGGCTACCTGACAAGACCGGCTGCTGGAAATGAGCCGAACGGCAATTCGGCAAACTGCCCGAATCGAGCCTTGCAACTGCTCAGGCGCTTGCCGCACACGTCTTGCGAGAGACTGGGCACGGATTGATCGTTGACGTTGAAATATGCAGTGCCAGTGTAGCCACACTCACCGCCGCGATACCGCCATTGGCAAACATTCTGCACAATGAACCGGCGCGGAAGCCTCACGCCAGACACATCGAATGCAGATGCCAGCTCGAATTCGATGAGAATTTTGTTTTCAGTCGATTTTCTGTCGATGAAATAGACATCATCAGGAAGTTCGGCTGCTGGATCGGCTGTCGGATTCGTTGCGCCAGTGAAGTTGACCGCATCGAGGTACTTGAGCAGCGTGCGCTTGCGCGTCAGCTTGCAGCCAATCAAGTCCTGATAAGTGCGCACCAGCGCGCCCAGAATGCCGGTCACGTTCGCTACGCGCAGTGTCGGCCTGGGCAATTGCCCCTTGCCGTTAAATTCGAAGCCGGATGCTTCAATCGGGAAAGCTGTATAGGTATTGCCCTGCCATACGACATTCGCGCCAAGTGCGTTATTGCCGTTGTGGAATCGCAACAAATCGCCACCCACCGATGTGCAGTCCAGCACAAACAACTCGACAATGCTATTCGGCTGGAGTTGCTGGAGGTCTTGCTGGATGGGCATTATTCAAATACCTCATCGAAAATCGCGGTCAGGTTGTTGATACCGAACCTTACCACCTGGTGCTGCCATTCCGAGCATACCCACTTGCCAGTCGCGCCGTAGGGTGGAACCCAGTCAAATGATGAAATGCCGTTTTGAGCCTCCAGAAACGACACAATAGACGCTATCTCTGCGTTAGTTCTGCTATTGAATGAGAGTGACCACTTACGTTTACGGATATTGATGCCGTCGCCTACGCGCTGGCTGTAACCGTCGCCAAACTTCGATTCAAGCACCCTGGGCTTGACCGATAACTGAGCGCCATTATCGGCTGCGAAAGTGAATGTCGGCATAGATTATGCTGCTGCGAGCAGACCCCCTGGGCGTTTCTGGTTGATAATTTCTTGGCGCACAGCTGCGCCAATCGCTGCACCAAGCCTGCCGAATGTGCCCTGATCGTTGCTGTCCGTCTGGCCGGTCTGGGCGTTGACGACCACGTTCACGTTGACTGGCGCGCCACCAGAGCCGCCATTCATGGTGACCGGTATCGAGCGCCCGTCAGGCAGTGGAACGTAAGCCTCGGGCATCCGGCCTTCACCGAACAATGCAAGCTGTGGGCTGTTGGCGATACCGCCAGAGCTGTAGGCCTTGAGCGGCATGGAACCGCTGCTAGTCATGACGCCACCGTTCGCAAAGCCGAAAAAGCCTTTGATAGAGCCGAAGATGTTCCCAGACCCGCCAAATCCGCCTTTGATCGACTCGAACAACGGTTTCATAACCTGCATCTGAATCACCAGTCGCGCCAAGTCTTTGAGCACACTGGTGATCAGGTCTTTGAAACTGGCTTTGCCACCGAAAACAAAATCAACAAATGTATTGGTGGCTTCTTCGCCGAACCGGCGAATGGCAGACTCCAGCTCTGAAAAGGTGTCTTTCCCGGTCTCTTTCAGCCTGCCCAGCTCGTCAATCTTCTCGCGCACCTTGTTTTCAGCACTTGCTGCCTGCTCTGGGCTGAGCAAGCCCCGATCTTCCAAGTCTCGGATTTCCCAAAGCTCGCGGCGATATTTCTCAACCGGGTCGATCAGGTCTATCCATTTCTGACGCGTAGCATCGAGCCTACGCTCACGGGCTTCGGCGTCTGACGCTTCCTGCCTGGCTGTTTTTTCGCGCAAGGAAGCGGCTTCTCTTTCCTGTTCGTGCGCGGTTTTTTTCTGGTCAAGTTCCTTCGCCAGTCGTACTAGCTCGTCGCGTTGCTGCTTGGATAGCTCTTTGTAGCGCCCAAGCTGGATCATTTTCAGCAATTCTTCGGCTGCGCTCAGTTCGCCCACCTTCGCGATCTGGTCTTCATAGCTTGTCTTGAGCCGATCAAATTCACTGATTGTCTTGCGGCGTTCTTCGCCTGACTTTTTCTCGGCCTCGATGGCTTTCTGGTTTTCGGCTGCGCGGCTTGATGTGATCGACACCGAGCGGTTTTCCAGGCGTATAACCTCGTTAAGGTTGTCGATCTGGTCTTTCAGATTCTGAATTTTTTCGTTGTGATTTCGTTTTAACCGCTCAGAATATGTTTTTGTCAATTGCCCCTGCGCCGGTGATTCTAGTCGAGCCAGCTCTTCCTGAAGCGCTGCCAGTTTCTGCTGCGGCGTCTCATCGCGCCCCAGACCCATCATCGAGTTCCAGGCACCGGATGCGGCTGCTTTGACCTTGTTCCAAGCGGTTTCAATGTAGCCGAGTTGAACCGTGCGCTGCTGCAATGCTGCATCGAGCATCTTGGCTGCTTCGGCCATGGCCTTTTCTTTCTGGCCTTGATCTTCTAGGCTTCGCAGGTAACGGTACTGCGCAGCATCGAGGAAGTTGTAGCTCTTGTTTGCTTCGGCTGCCCAATTCGCCACGCCTCTCGACATGCCGCTGAATACCTTCAAGATTTCCTCTGACGACTGCCCACTTAGCTTTTGGAGCCGCGCCATAGCGTTCGTCACGGCGTCAATGGATTGTGGCCCGAATTGCCCCGAACCAACCGCCGACATCATGAGCTCTCTGGCCGCGCCTATAGTCGAACCACTCGCGGCTTGAATGCGTTTTGCTGCGCTGTCGAATTGATCGGCAGTAATCCCAGCGTAGTTGCCGGTCAGGGCTATAGCGCGCTGGAGCGCAATGCTTTCCTGATAGCCTTGAATTGCCGCAAATGAAAATGCCCCGACTGCTGCCGCCAGGCCACCGAAGGCAACGGCTGCGGGTGTTATCAGCGAACCGATGCCGCGCAGGGCGTTGCCGACGCCACCGAACTGGTCTTTGATCTGACCGCCCTGCTGCAACAGGATCATGAACGGCGACTGACCACCAGCAAGCTGTGTGGCTATGTCGGTAAACTGCGCCGGCAGTGAGCGCATGGCCGACTTGATCTGCCCGGCGCTGACATCGCCGTTCTTGCCGACATTCTGGAGGGAGGTATTCAGCCGGTCGAGCTGTGCCTGCCCATCGACCGAAGCGCTGATCTTGAAGGCCGCGCCGACATTAAGCGCCATTCTCGCGCCCTTCTGCCATTATGCGTAGCGCTGCGGTTTCCATCGCTTGCAGGTCGTCAAACCAGCCTTTGGGCAGCGTTAATGCCAGCATGGCAATAACCGCCTGTACGCCAGCGTAGTCCAGGCCGGTGATGCCGTTGACGCCCGACCGCCACTGCGTCTGAATACGCATGAACAGGTTTAGCATTTCAACGTTATCCGGCCAGACTTCAAACATTTCCGCATCCTCGACTGCTTGTATAAATTCAGGCGGCGGCGCCCCCAGTGTTGCAAAATCCTGCTCTAGCTCTGACGTACTGCCGCTGCGGAACAGGTGCGCAACGGCATCCGTCAGTTTTTTCTTCGCGCTACCTCGCCGGTGGCTTCCTTGTAGGCGTTCAGGATCGCAATTCCGGCTGTGGGTATGTCCAGCACCATCTTGAGCGCGGACTCGCTGAACGGTATTTCGCCTTTGTCATCAACCACACCAGACCAGCCCTTGACCAGATCGCGGAAAGCGTCGAATTCGGTCAGCTCGCCGGTTGCAATCTTCGCCACCATCAGCTCGACATCGCTGGTGCTCTTGCGAGCAAACTCGACATCGAACGTGTGCGAATCGTGACGGCCACCATCGACCGGAATCATGATCTTGACAGGCCACCGGAAGGTGGCCGACTGAGCAATTTTAAGCGCCATCGAATAGTCCTTAGTAAACGGCTATCGCCAGCTCGTCGTTGCCGACTGTGCTAGGCACGAATTGCAGACCCATCTGCAACATCTGGATACCGTCCTGCTCATTATAGGCTGGTTTCGTGAGCTGCACACGCGGCGAGCTTAAAACGACACGCTGGCCGGATGTTGCGGTGCCGTGGATAATCTGCATCGCGCCAAGCGTTGCGTTCTGGGTGAGCGTCCACCAGTTGCGGAATGCAACGGTCTCGGCTTCGATAGTGACCTGGCCTTGAGGCTCGCGGTCTGTGACCAGCACGGATTCTGCGCCGTTCACCAGCGTACGGTGAA